ACTTCTGTAATCAAAGGAATGGTAGCCGCAACGTAATCAATAACAGCGGCGTTAGTAGGAACCTGAGTGTCTACATCAGAAAAAGTTTCAGACGATAGTGTTACTGCACCAGCGTCAAGGTCAGAAAACGCAACGCTAGTCAAGTAACCAGCAGAAGCGTGATTACCCCAGCCAAACGCTGTGTCCCAGTTAGATACGTTTAAGTTAGATCCTGTGACAGCACCAGAAAAAGTTCCTGTAGTGCCTGACACAGCGCCAGAAAACGTACCTGTTGTACCAGCAATAGCAGTAAACGTACCAGCACCCGGAGTAGAACCACCAATGGTTACACCATCAATAGTACCACCGTCAATGTTAGTAGTTACTGACCCACCAGTTAAATCTATAGTCCCTGTAGCTGTAATATCTGCAAACGTAGCTGTACCAGTAAACGTAGGACCGGCTAAGTCTGCTTTGGTTCCTATAGCAGTTTGTATAGCGTTAAACTCTGCCTGTAGGCAAAGAGTCCTTGGCAGTAAAGTTTGTTGACTTTGTGTAGTTGGACATAAGGCTTCCCTATCCGTTATCTTTTAGTTAAATGCCCTGTAGTCAAGACGTTTAAATAAAAGGGGGCCATTGCGACCCCCAGTAGAGTTTTACTCGTCGCAGACAGCGAGGATAAATCCTGCTTCGGGACGGTAAGTTTCAACACCGTACAGAGTGTCAGACGTAAACAGCGTAGACAGGTATTCCTGCTTGTACTGTGTTTGAGAGCGTACAGCCAGTTGCTCTGCCATTACCAAGGCATCCTTGTGGAAGAACATACAACCACGAGTATCAGCGGTAGACGCAGAGTTTGAAGCAGCGTTTTCAACTACAGGAGCGTTGCTAGAAACGTAGATGTCTACGCCGTACAAGTTGCCGATCAAGCCAGACTCAACACTACGGCCTCCAACAAAGTCAGAAGACACGTAACGATCAATGCCCATCAACGACTTACGTACAGCAGGAGGAACAACAAGAACTCGTCCGTCCATAGGTACATCAGCGTCATCCATTAGCTTGATAGCTTCACGGAAGCCTAGATCGGTAAAGTTGTCACCGCTAGTAACAGTGTCAACAGCGTACGTAGCAAGGCCAGCAGCGGCGTTGAAGTAGTAGCTGTTGCTGTTAACCCAATCAGCACCAGTAACGGCAGGGGTAGCAGTACGAGTACCGTCACCAAAACCTGTACCAGCGTTAATCAAGTCAGTGTCAACTTGGATAGCCAGTTGGTAACCAGCGTCTTCAGTGTAGAACTGTCGCAGAGAAGACAGAGCCTGTACTTCTACGATGTCCTCAATCAGACGTGAGTACTCAAAGTGACGGTCAACAGTGACAGTCAACTCTGACTCAAGGTTAGCCTGAATAGTGACTGCAACAGCTTCTGCCTTAGCGGTAGCTGATCCACGGATGGGCTTAGGAATGTGAATAACGTCACCCTTCTTGCCGGTCATAGACAGACGCTTGACAAGGGGAGCCATCTTCAGGTTCTTTTGATATGCTGCGATAATTTCATCCGACCAAATTTCGGGGATAAAAGTACCCGCAGCAGTTTTGTCTACTACAGCATTGGCTGTAAAATAGGCACCAGAGGTTTCATTAGCCATTTTAATTCTCCTTAAAGATTAGGCTACCGTACACGACCCTCTGCGTATGCCTTCAGTAATTCATCTGAGAGGCTTTGGTAACGCTCTGGGTCTGTACGCATAAGTTTAATAATGTCAGCACGACGATAAACTTTCTTGCGTGATCCCTCTGCTGTTCCACGAGCGTTGCCTGTACTGGCTGACTTTAGTGTATTCTTACGTGCCTGTTTTTCAACGTTGGCGGTCTGCTGTACTACTTGGCTTCTTTCTTTCCAGAGAGAAAACAATTCGTGTGCAGCGTCGTAATCGTAACTTTGGTCTGCCTGAACAAACAACTGTGTTCGGACTTTTGACCCCTTGATCCACTCAGCAAACTTAGGATCTTGTAGTATACTCTCCATATCAGGGTGATTGGATTTCAACTGCGAAAGAGTAGCCTGTTGTTTTGCTTGTTGTGTGTAGGCTTGCGCCTCTTTGATCTTAGGGTGATTGTCTATAGCTCTGTTAACAGCGTTCTGTGGATCTACAAAGAAATCTACGTCATCGTCTTCTTGTTGCTGTTGTTGAGGTGCTTGTTGGTCTGAGAGTTGTGTCTGAATATAGTTGTCAACGACTTTCCGTAACTCACCTACTTCCGTACTCTGTTTGCCTGAAAACTTCTCAAGCTCTTGGTGCATCTGTACAAGGTCTTCTACAGATTTACCTTGGTACTTTTCGGGAACATCTGGTTCTTGAGGTTGTTCCTTTTCAGGAGTCTCTACAGTGTCTGTGGTTAGTTCTTTGGTTGTTTCCGTTGCTTCCTCTTCAGGACGCTCTTCAAGTAGTTGTGCTCGTGACATAATGTAAACTTACCCCGCCTGTTATTATTAAGGTTATGGAGGATTAAAATGGGAAATGACCTAGGACTAGGGTTCCCGACTAGATCGCCCAGCGTTCTCGTGTTCACGTACCCACTTCATGTGTCTACCGGGAAAATCCCCAGAAGCACCGTCAAGTACGTGTTTAGTAGCTGAAACGATTTTTGTAGCATTGGCTCCACATCCGCACCTACTGGATGTACTATGGCCTTCTACAAATTCTTCAAAGATATGTCCGTTGGTACAGCGAAAATCAAATACTTTAATCATCGCTAGTTAACTCTTCGTAGTTGTTGTTAGTAGCAGCTTCAAAGTTAATTAGATAAGCTAGTACGTTGAGTTGCCCCTTACGTACGTACAAATCGTTCTTATCTTTAGTTGCTTCTACGCTGTTAATTACGAGAGCGTTTTGTTGCAGTTCTTCAATTAGCTGTTTCCAACCATCGTTGTTAAACAGGTCAAAGTACTTGTTGTAATACTGTTCTGTTTCTTGATCTAGTGAGGCCATGTGGTTGTCTCTATATCCTTATTATAACATATTTTTGACTAAAAGTCAAGTGTTTTTATTGGTATTATTACCGATTCTTTTTAGCTGTTTTTGCTGCTTTTTTGAACGCTGAGGCTTTAGGAGCGCCTTTAGCGCCGGGTTTACGCATCTTTTCGCCAGATCCTGCGGCAATACGCTTGCGTTTAGCGTTGATGTTACTGTATAGTCCCCTAGGCATGATTAATAAGGCTTCTTTACTCTTTTCTTTTTACCGAGCATTAGCTTTCTCCTTTGCTTTTTTGGACAAATCCTTGTAGTGGTACAGCTTTACAGAGGTTTTGCCATGAGTTTTACCTGAGTGCAGCGAGCCGTCAGGCATCTTATGTGTGTTTCCTGACCACAAGGTTCCATCACGCTTGTAGTGCTTCATGTTTTTAGCCATTACTTATAGCTCTTTTTGGGGAGTCTGACTTCCTTACCGTTCTGAAAGTAACGAATACCGTCCCCGGTTCCTTCTACGTCAATTCCTTGACTCATGTCAGCAATGTCTTTTTCTCCTTTACCCCCAGAAAGCTCAACCCCCCCAGCCGTGTACCCCGCTGCACCGCCTGCTGCCCCTGCTTTACGCTGGCCCTCACGATAAGTACGCTGGCCTTTAGTTCCTTTTTCACTTTGCTGCTGACCGGCTGTCTTTTTGGTCTTCATATCTTTGATGTGTTTTTTTGCTTGTTTAATAACATCATCAGAAAATTCTTTTGCAGCAACGCCAAGACCACTGTCCTTTATCATCTTTGCTGCTCTCAAAACTACCGCTGCTGGTCCTGCCATAGCTATCTCCTTACCATTTTACCTTGTTTGCCCAATAAGCCGCAGAGCATTTCCCCTTGGCTATGTTTTTAGCGTGACGAGCCTTAAAGGACTTACGTCTCGCCTTCTCCTTAGCGCTCTTAGGATCTTTCCCAGCACCGCTAACTCCTTGTTGTCCAAATCGTATAGTCTTAACACTCCCGTCTTCACACTTAGCTACAACTACGTGTGACTTTGTAGCGTGATTAGGAGTCCTCTTTGGCTTGTTGTACCCGCTTACCCCTGCTCGTGCTAGTCTTGGATCCTTTTCCTTGCTCATTGACCTTGGCCTCCAGTTGGTCTAGTTTGGTTTGGAGTAGCTCCAGTTTGTTGAACTGGTCTTGGAACGCTTGGTTGATTTGGTCTAGGAACTTGGTCATTTCTACTTGTGTCATTAGCACGGGGTGTTGCTCCTCTAGATGCTTGGTTGTTTAGTTTTTTCTCCTTTAACGCCACTTCAGCAATCTTCATCCTACGCTCAAACTCTTTATCGTCTGCGTCACCTTCTTTCAAGTTGCGTGTGATTGCCTCAATCTTTTCAATCTCAAGCTCCTGCGGTGCAAGCTGTGTTTCTACAGTGTACTTACCTGCCCTAGCCTGAGACTCTGACGCTTGTCCTTGGAGAGCGGCAGTCTGTGCTTGCTGGAACTCAAGCTGTGCTTGTTGTGCCACTTGAGCCATCTGCTGTGCCTGTGGATCAGGCTGACCTGCCTGCTGCATTGCTGCAATAAGCTCCTCACGGTTACTGAGGTTCATGTTATCAATGATGCTCTGGATCAGTACAGGGTACAGTGGGCTGTCTTGTTGCATGGTCTGCAAGAGTTGCACCAACTGTGTAACTTCGTACTCACGAGCAATAATACCTAGAGTGCTCGTAGCGTTAAACTTGTAGTCAGCTACGGGGTAGTTATCAGGGTCAAACTGCATGTACCTGTGTGCAGCTTTGGTTACAAACGGTAACAGGAACGACTGTTGAAAGTTTATGAGAGTACGCTTATGACGCTTAATAATAGCACCAAGAGACATACTAATACCAGCAGCGGTTGCTTCGCCATTGACTTGCCCTGCAATGCCTGCGGAATCCACGGCTCCAGTTGCTTGTTGCACCATTTGTTGAAGGCTTGCAGCTTGTGCAAAGGTAATTTGGCCCACTTGACCAAAGTTGAAAGGTTGAAGTACTTCACGAGGATCTCCGTTAGTTAGTATCATTTTGCCGGGGCGTACTTCTGGTCTAGCGCCTCTAGGGAGCCTAGTAGCGTCAATAGCCAGCATGGGGTGAATAGTGAGTGACAAGGCGTCAATACGTGCTCGTAGCTCTGTGTCTAGGGCTTTCTGAGAATTATAACCCTTCTCACACACACCACGGCCCCAGAATCGTCCGGGTACTACGTCCCAAGGAAACGCAACAACGGGCCTGTCTTTCATCATGTAAGGGTTAGCTTCAGCCTTGAGAAGCGTACCACCGTTGGCTATAACTACGATAGCCTCAACGTAACGTGAGTCTTCTTCTACGTCTACGTCTTCAGCCTCTAACAACTCACGAGGCACGAGTCCGTAGTACTTTGTTAACCTAACTTTGTCGTCGTTGTACAGAGACATATCTTGGTCAGGCTCTAGGTCACTGTCGGGAGCCGCAGACTCAATCAGAGCCTCCTTGTACACTCCTTGCTCCTGTAGCATCTCTACGCTGTGCTTAGACACAAACTCGTCTATAGCGACACCTAGGGCGTCATCCACAGACGTAGCTACAGGGTCAATGAGGAAGTTCTGAGGCAACACAGGCTTTAGTTTAACTACAACCCTGTCGGTAATGTTGACACCCACTGCGGTCAACTGTCCGTCCATGATAGGCTGAGTAGCTGGTGCCATCTCCTTGATTTCTTCTAGCGTTATTTCACCCATGCCTGTGCCAAACACAGCAGAGTTAATCAGGCACTCAGCGACAGCCTTACGTACCTTGCAAGACTCAAAGTCTTCTGTGAGCTTCTTACGGAGGTAAGCTATGTCTTGAGGGTCTTGGTCGTTAGCGTCGTCTTTTATGTCAAACCACTTGCCTCTGCCAAACGTAGCTTCTTCTAGTTCTGCCACGTTAGACTCTACAGCTTGTTGTAGTGCAGGAGATATAATCCTAGAACGTTCAGAACCTCTATCAGAGTCAGCAGGATCCCATTGTCCTCGCCAGAGCCTGTAGTACTCTTCAAACCGTTGTTCGTAGTTTGACTCGTAGTGGTCACGCCAGTTTTCACACTTGGTCATCACCCACTCTTCCAGAGACTCCTCAATCATCAGAGGGTCTGGGCTGTAAATATCTTCTGCCATCTTGGGTTCCTTAAAGTACGGCAACACAGTACCCTAGTGTAAAAAACACTAGAGCACTGATTGCGTATATTCCGTAGGTATTGAACGGTCTGAAAACTCTCATCTAGTATCCTGCTATTACGTCTAGTACTTCGTGGTCATCTATTTCAAATTCGTAACTGTACGCTACTTTAGCTACTTGGTCTATGTACGCTAGGGCGTCAATCAAGTCATCGTGAGTCAGGGCATCAGGAAACTGGAACAGTTGGTCCAAGAACCTAGCGTTCCAATCTCCTTTCTTTAGGGTTACAAAGTTGTTTTCAAATCGCCCCTGTAGCGCCCACATAACCCTGTCAGTCTTCTTCTTGTTACCGTGGGTTAACTCTTCTACCCTGAAGAACTGCCCGTAGCGCTTCATCAGGTCCATCAGAGGACTCATTACGGCTTGCTTTGCGATTCCTCGTTCAATACCAACGCTAACGGGTCTGTAGTCTCTAACGGCCTGAAAAATCTTGGTGGCAGTCTCGTTAAGATCCCACCGCCCGTGTATAATATTATCAACGTACCAACCATTAGTACCAACTTTAACAACAGCGATTGCGGTTTCATCTAGTTTACTGTTCTTCGTCCGTTTCTTGTTTACGTCCTCAAATCCAGCGAGGTCAACTGCGATGTAGTAGTCTCCTTCGTCTGGCTCTTCTCCAAACTGGACCCATTCTTCTTTGAACATCTCTGAGCCTCTGGCTTCAAACGAGGCCATGAACTCTTGTCTAAAGGCGTAACTTGACATTGACTTCTTCGCCATGTTGATTTCAGACGAGTCCAAGATTGGGTTGTCGTAGCTGGTGAAATGCCAGCCCCTGTAAGTCTCATCGTCACCTAACTCTGCGTACTTGTACAATTCGTAAAAGTGATTTCTGCCCATAGGTGTTCCTATGAACATCGCTGAACCCTTTTGGTCAGCTAGTGCTGGACGGAGGATTTGCTCCCATACGTCAGGCTTCATGTCTGCGTACTCGTCCATCACGAGAAACTTCAAGGACACACCACGCATTGTCTCTGGCCTGTCGGCTCCCTTAAGACTAATCGTGGCCCCGTTGACCAGCTTGATCTGCAAGTTATTGATGTGAGAACCTGAGATTACAGGGTGTCCTAGCTCCATCAGGGTCTGCCACATGATGTCACGGGCTTGTCCCTGTGTGGGCGCAACGTAAAAAACTTGCCCTTTGTCTGTCTGTAGGGCGTTAATAATTAACATCCATGCTGCTAGACGAGACTTCCCTGTCCTTCGTCCAGCGGCTACTACCTTGAACCTTGTTGGGTCAGAGTAGACTTCCTGCTGCCACGGCAACAGTTGTACGTTTAGGTCTGTCAACCGTTAGTCTACCCACTTACTGTCTTCTTCGTCGTAAACACCGTCGTTGTTGGTGTCACACACACGCCGCCACAGAATCATATCAAAGGTCAAACCTTCGTGCCACGGTACGTAAGCCTTACACCACTCATGTGAGCCTTGTGCTACTTCATCAGTACCATCTTCATCTGGAACGTAATCTCTTGTAGACCAAGGAGACTGAGCACGAAAAATTACATCGTTGTTATTCATTGCCTGTTTGCTAAACATAGAACTATTACTAATATAAATTTCTTGTCCTTTTTCTACTGTGTACGTAGAACCGTCCTCGTAGTTAATTACGGTTTGGCTAAAAGACAAAGATGAAAAAAGAAAAAGAAAGGCTGCAAGATATTTCATTAAGTTAAGCTCCGTTAAAGTTTACAAATACAGGAGGCTGTGGTAACAAGTCTATAGTTACAACAACTTCTACGCTTCCTGTTCCTGAACTGGCTTGTGCTTTTAGTGTTTCGTTTTCAGATAAAACAAAAACTACACCAGAACCAGAGTCCCCTAGTATTTCTTTGTTTCCAGCGCCAATGGAAGTACCATCAAAAATGTAAACATCAGGCACTCCACCTGTTTCCC